GATCGCCGTCAAAATCGTGCGCCAAGACTCCAAGAGTTGTAGCCTTTGGAAGCCTTGCAAGGGCTCCTAGAGCCGTCACCCGGATTATTTGTGTATATCCGGTAGATCCAGCCCTAGCGACCTCGACAGCGACATCAGAGACCGCGCCGCCGAATATCGGGACATAGGTTCCGGTTGAGTCTTTAACTTCGATTGTGAGACCGTCGTTGATCTCGACGGTGATCGCTGTTTGATCGACATTGAGAATCTCGATGGAGCAATAACCGGCGATCGGTTGAACATTGATGTCGGTTCGCCCGGAGCTGATTGTAAGATTTGAAAGTGTTATGTCGGTGTATTCAACCGCATTGATTAAGACACGCCAATCGGGAGCCCATGAGGTCATACGAGGATTCCACCGCCGCCGATCGTTCCGCGTTGATTGGATTCATTTAGGAGATCGACAATCTGACGAGCTGTGGATTCTGAGTCAATCGCACCGTTGACGGTGATATTGTTTGTGATCCCGGACGGCTGTCCTAAGAATGCTCGAAGTTGCTCATCGAATGCTGTGATTCCTTCAAGCCCAAGACTAGGGACGGCAGAGCTGAACATTCCGACACTTGCCGAAGCTGTGGCGATTGCCGGTGTCTCGAATCCAGATTGTTGGACTTTGAGTCCTAATCCTTTTCGGATTCGATTAATGTCATCTTGATTTGTCGAAAGAGGATTTCGCAAGAACTCGGCGGCTGTTTGGACAATAGAAACCAGCTCTTTGAGAATGGTAATCGTTGTGTTCGCCACCGCGTTGAGAGCTTTAAGAACTTTGATAAACCCATCAATCGATGAACCACCGCCGCCGGTTCCGGCGTCAATAGTTGAGAATAACTTTCCAACCGAAGCCGCCATTTCTTTAAGATCCTTTGCGGCGGCGAATGCTGATTTCTGTGTTGCGGAAATCTTAGGCTCGAAAGAATCAACCCGGCGACCGGCGTATTCGGTAGCTGTTGAAATACCTTTTTCTCCGGTAAGTCCAGCGATGAACGCATTAAGAGCCGGAATTCCTGAGTCGGTCATAAATTTAGAGAACCGTTCGACTACCGGCAAGAGTGCAAATCCGAGAGTCTCTTTGGCTTCGTCCATCGCGACTTTCATTCTCGCGAATCGTCCGGCGTAAGTGTTAGCCGCGACATCAGCTTGTCCAGCGAAAGTCTGCGAGAGAACAACAACAGCCGCGTCAAAATCTTTTGTCTTAATTATATTTTCATCGATTGGAACGCCAAGTTTTTTCAACGCGCCGAATGAGCCGTCGTAGGCTTTCGATAGAGCTTCGGTAACTTGCGCCAGACCTTTACCAGTACCGGCGGCGATGTCGATCGCTAGTGATTGGAGTCGCATTGATTCGGTGACTGATTGTGTTGATCTCAATAGGCGATCAAAACTCGGACGAAGTTGATCATCCGTGATCCCAGTCGCAAGTGAAGTTTGGAGAATGTATTTCTCAACGCTGGCAATTTGTTGCGAGTTTAGCTTGCGCGGCTTCGTCCTCGATTGCTGACTTGACTCCATCGATCGCGGATTTAACAGCCATCGCACCGATTGCGGCTCCGGCGGCGATTGCGGCTGTTCCAACAGCTCGGAACGCTCCGCCTAGCTTGTCGCCGAATGTGCTTGATGTGTCCTCGGCTTGTTTTAGTCCTTTAACGAGATCGGCTGTGTCCGCAAGGATCGAGAGTTTGAGTGTGCGTGAACCTGCCATTTAGTCGTACTCCTTTAAGATTCGATCGAATGCCCGTTCCCATTTGTCAATCAATTCCGGCTGAATGGATCTGAGTGTTGGATAAATAAAGTATCCGGCAGATCCGCCGCCAAGTTTAGGAGTGCGTCTTGGGAATTGCTTATATCGATTGGAACCGAATTCAAGTCCAGCCCAGAGCTTTTGAGTCGTACCACCACCAGAGAACTTTTGTGCCGCGAAGCCGAACGAGACTTCCCCGATCTTGGACGACTTCGCAACCCTAGATCCGTCAGCTACACGACGAACAGCGGCGCCGGATACGGTTCGGCGTTGTGCTGTCTCTCTGACTTTAAGCTGTAAAAATTCCGCTAGGGCTGAGGATTCACGCTTGGCGGCTTCGATGGCTTCATCGGACATCGCCTTGAATGATTTTGTGATCGAGCGGAGTTGCGCCTTGTCATACGCGATTTCTACGCTCATTCCGCTTCTCCAATACTTCGATCGCCGTGAGGATATCCTCTGCCGTTCGCCATTCGCTCATCGGTATTCCGGTGGCTATTGCTAGCTCAACGAGTAACCGTCCTAGGCTTCCGGCTGTGTGTCTTTTGGGAGATCATCTCCGATCGAGAAATCCGAGACCGTCTCACACCATATCTCGAAGGGCTTGACAGCCTTTCCGGCAGCTTCACGCTTCATCGCGTTCCACGCTAGAAAAAGAATGTCATTGACTCCGAGATTGTTGTGAGCGTCTTGAATTGTTCGACCGAATTTGATCTCCCATTTCTGCCACTCCGGGACGCTCGCCGTGTGTACGGTTGACTCTCCGGAATGGTGTTCGATAGTGATTTCTAGCTTCATCTCCCGATCTCCCTTTTAGCTAAATGTGTCGGCTGGAGTGCCAACAACCAAGAATGATAGTGAAAGCGTTTGGGCTCCTGGAGCCGCTCCGCCTACTGATGGATACACCGGCATAACATTGAACGCAAAGACCGCGCCGGTTGTAGCTGTAAGGCTGACGGCAAGAGTTGTGTTCGGTGCTGTGTCGGCGGCTGTCCATAGTGCTTCTGATAGAGAGCTTGCGACTCCCCAATCTGCGAGCATTTCAACATCGAAAGTCCATTGATCGTCGATGTGTTTGTAAGCCTTGCCATCGAGTGTCTGATAGGTGTCGATGACTGGCGCATTGGTAAGAATTGCGCTGGTAGCTTGTGCGTCGTAGTTTACGGTTGCGATCGTCAAGACAAGATCGCGTCCGGTAATGACGGTCGTTGGCATTCGTGCTCCTTAGTTGGTTTGAGTGTAGTAGGTCGATACATTGATGTCGGCGGCTAGTAAATTACTAGCTCCGACAGATGTGACAGTCGGACGCTCGATCTGTCCGACGACATACCCTGACGGAATGACCGCCAGAATTTGAAGGATTAACTTTTCAAGATTGTCAAGAGATCCCGGATTTGAGTTGTACGCGACGGCGACCGTGATCGTGTAGTTGAGAAGCAATTTAATCGATGACTTGCCGATGAGATTGATTTCCATATATGGCGACGATGGAACGATAACCACCGCTGGCGGAATGATCGCTTCCGGGACATAAGAGTAGACATTCCCGGCGACAGAGCCGAGAGCTGTGGCAAGAGTTCCGCGAACATCTGCCGAGATCGATGAGGCTGGCATAACTAGCCTACGATCGAATCGACATCGACTTGATTACCAAGTAAGCCGGAGATCCGATTGTAAAGTGAGCGTCCCATTCGGAACGGGCTTGGCGCAAAGTCCACGCCTTCGATCTGACCACCGGGAGCGACACGGGATTGAAAGACCTCGACTGAGACATTGAGGACAGCCGATTCGACATTTGAATTTCCGACATAGATCACGGCGGCGGCTTGTCCAGAGAGTGTCGCTGTTCCGGCTGGAATGCTTGCGCGGAATGTGATGTCTGCGTTGGTTAGAGCTTGCGTAAAAATATACGGCGTAAGCTGTGTGTCGGTGACGGCGCGTGTTCCGTTGAAAGTTGATGGAACGACTCCAGCGATGACGATTGATTGACCAACGACGAATTGATGTGGTCGCTGAGTTGTAAAATATGCGATATTTGATTCGATCTCGACATGAGTGACGGCGACTGTGTGCGCTGTCAATAGCGGCAGGATTACTCCTTCAGCTGTGTCAATTATGTCATTTAGATAATTGTCATCATAAAGAGACGACGAAACACCAAGCACCGCGCGAAGCTGTGAGGCTGTGACGATACTTGGCATTTCATCTCCATTCTGCTGAGCCCGTCGGGAGCGGCGGACTCATGTCTAAGGGTTTAAGCGGATCAGGTCTTGTTAATACCGAACGCGCCGGCGCCGATCTTGGTTGCAATAGCTCCGTATCCATATACAGATACGGC